CTTAGCGATGCCAAAACTGTTCTGTATTGATTGCGCAAATTGTTCAGCTTGTGGCGTAAAATCACCAAATACAATTTTAAATTTATCCATCGACTCTGTCGCATCACTAGCCGCGCGAATAAAACTACCCATAGCAGTAATTGTTCCACCTACTGCAAATGTATATAGTAATAAATTATTACGCAGCATAGATGTTTCTTTGCGCATAACGGCCAGAGCGCCAGCGCTATTATTTGCGCGCCTTGAAAAAGTTCTGGTTTGCTGGCTTACATCTGCGAGGTTTCTTTTTGCTTGATTAAAACCTCTAGTTTGGATTTCAACTATAAATTTAGACATCTTTTTTCTTCATGTTTATAATGGCGTTATATTCGTCATCTATACTGGAATAGGTGACTAGCCTTGCGTAGTCTGCGCTGTCAATATCTTGAGCTACTGGAATATTAAATTTCTTAATTAAAACATACTCCTCCAGTGTCATTGCTATCGCACTATCAAGAAAATACGCTGGGTTGGCGCAACCACTTATTAAATTAAAATAACACTGTTGACCAATGCTGAATTTTTGCTGAGTATCTTCCGCTAAAATGCGATCGATTTCATTCCAGAGTTCTTCTTCAGTGTAATAGGTAAGCGCACCGGTAGTCGGTGAAATAGCGTTGTATGGAAACTCCAGATCGTTTGGCTCTGCTTTTTGAAAAAACATCCAAGTCGCAATCCGGTGCTTAATTACTTTTTTTTAGATACACCCTCGCGATAAGCGTTGTAGATAGCGATTAGCACTGCATCGATTTCATTATCATTTAATTTAGATAAATGCTTTTCAGCATCATCGCCAAATGCTATTTCGCGGACATGCTCCAGCAGTTCGTAAAACTTCACTGGATCAACATCCTCGCTACCTTGTACAGCGCCAATTTCTATGCGGTGCATAGCTCTGCGCTGCGCGAAAGTAATATCACTGACCTCAAATTGGCCGTGATCGGTTTTTACTGTCATTTATGTGTTTCTTACTGAAAATGTACCGAATAAAAGTTTTTGTTCAACGTCATACATCATAGCAGCTTGTTCATTTAAACTCATTCCGGTTATGATGGCTTTGTCGCAAGTAAATCCAAATTCAGTAGCACTACCAAAAGTACCATTGTTTGCGACATGATTGGTAAGTCCTGTCTGCGCAGATGCGTTCATAAAATTGCCTAATAAATCTTTTGTTGAAAGATCAAGTTTTACTGTACTAGATAATGTAATACTGGGGCCTTCTGGAACACTGCGAGAAATTGCATAAGGTCTATTATTAGTTGGATCCCATCCAATGTAATCTGTTGAATTTTCAATAGATAAATTAAAACTTTGCATTACTGGATCAGATACACCGGCAATAGTTCTGCTTGTAAAATCGTGAATATTTCTTAATCCTGTTGTAGCGACAGCTCCAATAGTTCCAGCTGCATGTAAAAATGTAGGACTGTATCCGGTTTTTATAGTGGCCGAGTATTTAACGCGACCCGAATCAGAATTCGCATCAGCAAAAACTGAAAATGCTGTAACCGTACACCCTGTCAACTCAACGCAACCGGGGCTTGTTGAAGAATTATCAGTGAGAGTTGGCGATAATAGTTTTACTGTATATGTTCTGGTAGCAGCAGCTGTAGTTAGACCATGATAAAGATTTGGCGCAGTGTAAGTATCGTTGACATCTATTTGACCACTTCCAGCAGCTTTATGCAGTATACCTTCAAGTAGCGTCATTGCAGTATCGTTTAGAAGTCCGGTAAAACTAATTTCAATTGGTGTGTTTTTTGAAGTGCTATAAATTTGTTCAAAATCTGCAACAAATTTACCAGACTTAACAGATAAGTCTTGATCTGGCGTAAAGGACGGCAAGCTTACACTATCAGTAAAAAGCTGTGTTGTGTTATCTACTGGAGTACCAACATCTGTGTCATGTATGATACCAATTCCAAAATCTTGGGGTTGATGTGCTACTGTATTAGCCATAATTATTTACCTTTGGATTTAACTTCTTCTACAAATGGTTGCGCCACTTCTGGTATTTCATCCACGCTTATTACCTTGCCTTGATTAAGACTGTTCCAGTGTTCTTTTGAAAAACCAGAATGACTATTAAATTTTGGCACTTCGGTAACTTTATCTTTCTTTTTGACTTTAATCATATAACCTCTAATACTTCTGCGTTAAAAGTGGCTTCTACTAATACGATGTCGGGTGACAAATCTTCAGCTTCTACGTTGTAATTAATACTATCAAGCCTACCATTAATCCAATTTGTTGAATAAGATGTATTGTTACGAATTAAGCGCTTTAATCGCTCTGTTATAGCGCTAACTGCGTCGATGTGAGTATCTTTCTTAAACTCACCAGAAACGGCCCTGTAATACTGGATAACGACTTCAAATGATCTAGTATGCGCAGCTGCAAGATCTTCCAGTAATGTATCAGACACTGGCTGTAGATTAAACCAGTTTGTACCGCGATCAACAAACTCATTATCAAAATAAACTGCTTGCGCAAATTCCGCTGATATAATAGCCTTTAGCGGATCTAATATATTTTCTTTTAAGTTGTTTGTAAATGTAATGGCCATTACATACGATAGATCTGGCCAGACTTGACAGATCCAATGTTAGTTTCACTGGATCTGAATGTAACACTAAACTCATCGCCAGTTGTATATGTTCCAATTCCAAATGCAATTCTAGTGTTATAAACAAATGGTTGATATGCAGCTGTAATAATTTCATCTTCAATCACTTTATTGCGCTTTAATCCATCTGCATTTTTTACATAAGCATCAAACTTCACTGTTGGAGTAGCATTAAAAGTAGCTTCTACAGTTCCGCCTGTTGAGATCACAACGCGCACTTCATCATAGGTCGTACCCACTGGCCCATTCATTTTAATATCTTGAATTGTACCAGTAGAGTTTCCCTGCGTGACAACTTGAACAATGCCGTTTTCAGTTTTAGATGTAGTTTCGTTCCAGAGAGCATATTCTTTGCGGCGCAATTTGTCTAATAAGCCTTGGCCAGTTTCATCATTAATAGCTAATGATCTGATTTCCGCTGCGCGATCTGGATC